GCTCGCCAGCGGCGAGAACGGTGGCGCTTGCGATGTCACCTACAATGACGTTCCGGTCGGCTACAATGCCGTCACCTGGAGTCCTGAGCGTTTCGCCCTCAAAGGTCCGCTCCTGTGTAAGGACGATCTAACCTTCGACCATCGCGTCGAGGCGTTCCTTCGCGTGTACTTGGAGAAGCTCTCGATCCGCGCGCAGCGCACTTGGGAGACTCGTTATCAGAACACCTTCGCCAAGTTCGCCATCAAGGCTGTGGCCGACTCGTCCTTCACTCAGGTTGAGACGATTCCGCCTGGCGTGAATGAGTTCCCCTGGATTCAGACCGGATCGGCTGGTCAGGCGCTCAATCAGTCCACCTCCGAGCTGACTCAGGAGATGCTTGATGTCGCTGCTGCCACGTTGATCCGTAACGGCGCGACGAATCCTGACAGCTCCGGCTTCATCAGCTATTCCAGTGATGGTCCGATCTTCCCGTTGTACATCGGCTTGGAGGCTTCGCAGCGCATCGCTCAGAACAACCCCGCGTTCCGCGAGGATCTGCGTCAGGCTGATATGGGCAGCGGAAGCGGCGCTGAGTTGCTCAAGCGCATCGGTGCGAATCGGGTGATTAAGAACTTCCGGCATGTGCCGAATCTGTTCCCGCCCCGGTTTACCTATGCCGGTGGCAAGTACACGCTGGTTCAGCCGTTCACCAGTGCTTCCGGCACAAAGGGTACGGTGTTCAGCGTCAACCCGAGCTGGACGACCGCTCCGTTCGAGGCCGCGTTCATTGTCACCCCGTACGTCTTCAAGTCGCACATCGTGCGTCCTGTGAACCGCGTTGGTGATTTGAGCTGGATGCCGACCAACTACATGGGCGAGTGGCAGTGGGTGACTGGTGCCTACAAGCTCGATGTGGATTGCGCCGATCCTCTGGAGAAGAAGGGTCAGCATTACGCTGAGTTCGTGCATGCCTCGGAGCCTGTTTTCACTAACCAGGGTATGACCATTATCTTCCGTCGTTGCACCGGCGCTCTGACGACCGTGATTTGTAGCTGATTAAATCAAATTGATTGACTCAGATACCGCCATGGGGAAACCTGTGGCGGTATTTTTATGCACATCAAACGTGGAACGATTCGAGAAGACGGGATGATTTTCTGGGGTTACTGCGGAAAATCTCCAGATGGACAGCCTTTTCCGTACTGGCTGAAGCCTGAAATCTATGAGAAAGAACGAGAAAAGTCGAAAGCGAGGCTAAAGGCCAGATACGCATCTCGAAAAGGCGAGTATTACGAGAAGCAAAAAGCGTATCGCGAAAAGAACAAAGAGAAGGTGTTTGAATCAAAGCGTCGTTATCGCGCAAAAAACGCCGAGAAAATCAAGCTTCGAAAGCAGAAATACAGCGCTGAAAACCGAGAAAAAATAGCCAAGTGGATTGCTGAGCGAAGGGCAAAAAATCCCATTGTTAGAATGGCCAATTCAATGCGTCGGTCGATTAGGCGATATCTTGATGCTGGCCAGAAAGGTGAGATGAGCAGCTTCGAAATCATTGGCTGCTCAAAGGACGATCTTCGCAAGCATCTGGAATCGAAATTCAAAGATGGTATGACCTGGGAGAACTACGGGAAGCACTGGCACATCGACCACATCGTTCCACTGATTTCCGCGAAATCGCCAGAGGAAGTAAAGAAGCTCTGCCACTGGACGAATCTTCAGCCACTGACCGCGTTCGAGAACATTTCAAAAGGTTCAAAGTACAAGCTCCCAAACACTCATTAGCCTTGACAGAGTAGGCCACAAAGTGATGCTCCCCGTATGCCGGTATTTACCATCCCCGAAGGCGTTGAAATCCCCGAGAATCTGAAAGAAGGCGAGGCTTTCCAGACGATGGCGACTATCGTTCTTGGCAAGGGCGGCAAGGCTGAAGTCATCGAGATTGATGGCATGGTCATCCCTGGCTACGAGAATAAGAAGTCCAAGGGCAAGAAGATGGCCGAGCGTGGTGAGGATGAGGAGTACGAGGAGGAGGAGGTTGCTGAGGGCGGCGGGGAGGGTTTCATCGCCGAGGTGATGCGCCGTGGTTCTGGTCCGATGGCCTAAACTGTAAATCGATATGCCAAACATCACATGCGACGAGGCGGAGACGCTGATCAATGAGGCGGCGTCGCTGGGGTGTCGTTCTCCATGGGAGGTTGAGCTGGCGAAGCTGGCTCTGGAGAATCGCATTGCCGCGTATCTTCAGGGCGGTGGCGCGACGCGCGGCGCGTACCGGAGCGTGAGCGCGACGGGGAATGTCACGAGTGGTGATTATCTTCTGCTCTGCGATTCAACCGCTGGCGCGGTGACGGTTACGCTGCCTCCGGCTGCGCTTGTTCCGGGTCGGATCTATGTGTTCAAGCGGATCAATGCCGGTGCGAACAACGTGGTTGTTGACGGCTATGCGTCGGAGACGATTGACGGGGCGACGACGTACACGCTGAGTTCTCAGTGGGCTGGCGTGACGGTTATGAGCAACGGAACCGCTTGGTTCATCATCATCTGATATGGCTAACATCTCCTGCGCGGAAGCTGCTAATCTGATCGCCGAGGCTTACGGCGCTTCGTGCAAGAGTCCGCGCGAGCGTAATCTGCTGGAGATTGGCCTACTCTGGGAGGCTGCGACGCTTGGCGGAACGGCGGACATCACGGCGGACAACACGGTGATAACGGCTGACAGCACGATCATCACGGCGGACATGACCGAATTTCTGTAACTCGAAAAACAAATCATTTAATCAGATATGGCAAAGCAAACGATCAATATCGGAACAGCTCCGAACGACGGAACGGGAACGCCGCTTCGTACAGCGTTCGATTACTGCAATCTGAACTTCACGGAGCTGTACACGGCAGTCGGCCCGAGCGGCAATAACATCGTCGTTCCAGGCTCCGCCACCATCACCGGCGATCTGACGGTGCGGACGAATAAGCTGCTTGTTAATTCGTCTGGCGTTGGCTTTGGGGTAAGTCCTAACTATCCGGTGGATGTTTTGTCGACCGGAGTCATCGCTCAGTTTTTGCGCGATTTGGCTGTCGATACCGGAATTCAAATTCAGGCTGATAACGGTGGCGCAATCATTCAAACGATAGGAACTCATACCCTTAGTTTCTACACCAATTTTGCTGAACGCTACAAAATCGACAGCACCGGAGTCAGCACTTGGTCCGTCGGCGGCTCCACCGCCATGACTTTGAATTCTACGGGGCTGGGGATTGGTGCGGTTCCTTCTAACTATCGACTATATGTCAGCGCGGCGTTTGCTTCTGGATTGAACGGCGCATACATCGAATCCGGAGAGTTCAATAAAAAGTCGCTTGTTGTTAATCATACTAACGCTTCTGTTACCGCAAATCTATTTGAGGTTCAGAAGGTTGGAACGGCACAGTTCTTGGTTGACTCCTCCGGCAACGTCGGCGTGGGGGTTACGCCGGGAACCAAGTTCGATGTCGGTCTTACTGGTGCTGGGACGCCTCGCATTCGGTTTACGTCCGCATTCGACAATCCGATTCTGGAGTTCCAACGGTATTCAGGAGTGGCTTCTGATTACTACGGGGAGAGGCTTATTACTGGCGGAGGATTCTATTTTCAAACTGCTCCAGCCGCTGCTGTCGGTTCGCAGACATTCACGACTCGAATGACGCTCGACGCGAGTGGTCGTTTGATTCTGTTGGCATCGACCACTACACCGGCAACTCTTTCAACCAACGGTCAGCTCACCATGACTGCCACTTCAGACACCAACCTCCGCTTCAGTTATCGCGGTTCCGATGGTGTTACCCGTGTTGCCAACCTGACCCTCGCCTAACCAATCCCATGACCACCATCAACTGGATCATCGAACGCCTTCTCGTCCGTAAAGTCGAAGGCACCTACTCCGATGTCGTCATCACCGCCGATTGGAGGTGCAACGGCACTCAGGACCAATACAGCGGCACCTGCTACGGCTCCTGCTCGTTCGCTCCGCCGAGCGATTCGTTCACGCCTTACGAGGATCTGACGCAGGATCAGGTTCTCGGCTGGTGCTTCGCTTCTGGAGTCGATCAGACCGCCATCGAGGCGAACGTCTCGTTGCAGATCGCTGACCAGATCAACCCGCCGATCATCGCTCCGCCGCTGCCGTGGGTGCCTCCTGTGATGATCGTGCCTCCGATGCTGCCTCAGGTTGAGCCGGTTTTGGTGACGCAGGCTGATTCCGAGCCGTCTTCGGCGCAGGAAATCGTTGCGCCAGTTCAGGATGTCACCGATGCTCCGGCGGCATGATTAAAATTGAACTGACCCTCGAACAAACCAACACCCTGCTGCAACTCGTAGAAATCGCGATGAAGGCTGGCAACATCAACAATGTGAAAGCCGGACTTCCTCTCTACGATCTGATCCTCGATTCAGCCAAGCAGCAGGCTCCTGCCGCTAACTAACAACGCACGATGACGGACCACCACGCTTTCATTCGAGACATCTCAATAGGCGTCGGTGGTCCGGCCATCGGCATTCTGGGGAACGCGGTATTTACCGATCCGAATCTCAAGACTGCCTCATTGGCACTTGGCGCGTTCGCCGCGCTTCTTACATGCGCCGTGAAAGCAGTAGAACTCTATCGCAAACTCAAAAACGACAAATGAACGCCAATATTTCATCCCTCCTCCGCCACGGTCTTAGCGCGCTCGGCGGTTTTCTCGTTGCCAAGGGGTTGGCCAGTGCTGATCAGGTTGCCGAGATTGCTGGCGCGACTGTCACTCTGATCGGCGCTGTCTGGTCGATCTGGAAAAACAAGCAATCAGCCGCTGCCGCACCCGTCAAACAGACGGAATGAACTTCCTGGCCGACTTGGTGATGAAGCTAGTCATCTGGATTCATTCGCTGACGACCAGGGACACGACGAGTGAAGACGCCAAGAAACAACCTGATCTTAAGCGCGGTCTTCTTGATCGTGTGCGCGAGCATGAGCGTGAGCTGCGCGAGCCGGGTGATTTACGTCCCCCACGGTGAGCCTGTACGCCTCGCTGAGAGCGTTGAAGCAAAGGTTTGGACTGTTGACGCCAGCGGCAAAACGGTGCGTAGTAAGAACCGGATTACGATCCATGAGGGCTGGTACGCATTGCCGAAGGAATGAAAAAGAACGTCCCAACCAATAAGTCGCTCTACAGCAAGATGAAGTCCGCCGCTAAGGCGAAGTTCGACGTTTACCCATCAGCATACGCCAACGCTTGGCTCGTTCGCGAGTACAAGAAGCGCGGCGGCAAATACAGGGTTGCCGATGTCAGATAAAAAGGTCCGTGGAGGTCTAGGTCGTTGGTTCGCCGAAAAGTGGGTGGACATCAAGACCGGCAAGCCTTGCGGACGGTCTGAAGGAGAGGAACGCGCCGGATATCCCGCTTGTAGGCCAACAAAACGCGTGAGTGAGAAGACTCCAAAGACGACGATGGAGATGAGTAGCGCGGAAAAGGCTCGATTCAAGCGCGAAAAAACCAGCTTCCAGAAGATCGGTTACCAGCATAGGATGCGGAAGAAAGCAAAATTATGAGCAATAACGCACCATATAAAGGTTCTCCCGCTGTCCGATCATCCGGCAGCGGACCTTACAGGCAGTCTCCTCCGCCCAAGCCTCCGGTTAAGCCGAAACCGCAGCCGG